CCAGTCGGAGTCCGGAGACTGCGCCTGGGCACGGATGCCGTCGCCCGTCGAGTAGATCGCCATGCTGGAAACCATCTCGCGGACGAAGCCCGAGTTCTTGTAGAGGTAGCGGCCTCGGCGCACCAGTTCGCGCCGGGTCGCAGGGGTGAGGTCCTTGCGGGCGTCGCGCGGTGCGTTGCCTGGGACCGGACCGCGGCGCGGCGAGTTCTGCGCGTTGTCGTAGACCGAGGACCAGGCCTTCGGCACGAGGATGGGCGGCAGGAGAGAAACCGCGAGTCGCTGGAGGGTGGACTTCATTTCGGGAGGAATCCGACCCGAGTTGATCCCACCCGTCGCGGCGGGCGTCCGAAGGTCTCCGGATCAAGGATGGGCAGGGCGTGGGCGCATTCCTCCAGGACTTCGCGGATCGGCATGGCGAACTGCTTGGTCGCCGTCGAGCCGCTCTCGCCCCACGACATGAGGGTCTTGCCCTCGATGAGCATCTCCTTGGCCTTCGCCTGGATCTGGAGAACCTCCGAGGCCGTGAAACCGATGACAAAGAGACCGCGAGCCATGGGCCGGGCGGGCTGTCAACGGGGGACGCTTCACTTGCCCTCGCCCTTCTTTCCTCCGCCTCCCGAGCGAAGCTCCCGCGCCCGGATCACGATGCCGAGAAGCAGGAAGATGCTCGTGAGGGCACCGACCACGATCTTGAGGGCCACGTCGAGATCGCTCAAGGCGACGGCCACGACGCTCCCCGCCGTCAGGGTGGCGATGAGGTCGTGGATCTTTCCCGTGAGGTTGAAGGGCATGGTAATCAGGCTTCGAGGAGGGCGAGGATGGATTGCGGGGTGACGAAGCCCATCGTCTTGAGGCTGCCGGTCCCGCCGATGGAGCGAACCCGCGTGGTGATCCAGTCGCCTTCGCGGTCCTTGGCCGAAGTGGTCGGATCAAGCGACGTATTGGCTTCGATCGTGGACATCGATTTGCCAGAGGCGGCACTGACAATTCCCGCGTGTCCATTGGAACTGGTGCCGTGTCGGGCGAGCCAGACCGCCCCGGTTGAGGGTTTGTCGGTGAGGAGCTTGCGGGCGCGGAAATTCCCGGCGCTGGTGACGCAGTGCGGCGTCATCACTTTGTGCCAGCGCTGAATCTTCGCCTCGGGGAATTCGAGGGAACGCAGGGCCGCGGCCACCACGCCTTCGCAATAGGCGGCGCAATAAGCCCATCCCTCTTCCCATGGCGAGGGGCGCATCAGCTTGCGGAGTTCCTCGGCGATGGCGTAGTCCCGCACGGGAGTCTTCGGGTTGTCCCAGTCGGAGTTCTTCCGGACTTCGCGGAGGCCGACGAAGCGGCTCGCTTCCCGCACGATCTGGGCGGCCAGGGTTTCGGCGCTGACATTCATCAGGCGACCTCCTTTCTCCAGTTGATGCGGAGGCGGCCATAGGCGGCCATGACGAGGCCGACCAGTTCCATCAGGGTGTTCCAGTTGGTCTGGAACCAGCCGATGATGCCTTTGACTTCCTCGGTCGGAACGGTGAACCCGAAGAGGTGGCCGAGTGCGCCGAGGGCGGTGAGAAGGATTCCGAGATAGGTGAGTTTCCCCTGGAGGAATTGCTTGGGATTCATGTGGCGGGTGGGTTGTGCCCGCCCGGTCCCCTGGCGATTTTTTGCGGCGGCTTGGTGGCGTCGCAGGAAGTTCGGTCGGGGCATCGGGTCGGGCGGGTTCGCTCCCGATCCGCGTGTCAATCGCCCGCGCCTTCCTCCTCGCCCTCGGGCGCATCCCCTCCGGCTTCCCGGCCCACCAGTTTCAACATCACCGCCGCGCAGACCTGCATGGCCTCGCAATCGAGGTAGTGGTTGGGACGGTCGCCGATCTGCTGCCAGAGCCACTTGCCGCCCTTCTTCACGCGGCGCTCGCTGTCCATCTGCTTGAGGTAGTCCTCCGTCGCGTCCTCGGGGATTTCCCAGGTCGGGCCGCGCTCGGAGTCCTGGTTTCGCCGCAGGCGGGCGAGCATGTCCTTGATGTTGAGGTTGGACCAGTAGAAGACCGAACAGCCCTGGGTGCGGTTGAGGACGACCTTGCGGCGCGGCGAATAGAAGCGGTGGACTTTGCGGCCGTCCCGCAGCCGGTGGAGGAAGGTGGGGCGGCGGTCGCCCATCAGGGCGGTCCAGCCCCGCTTGGCACATTCGCGATACACGTCGTAGGTAGCGTGGCCGGCATCGACGAAGACGAGGTTGGAGTGAATGCCGAAGCGTTCCTGGAGTTCGTCCACGTCGTCCCAGGTGAGGAGCCGCTCGTGCCAGAGCAGCCGCGAGGATCCGTCCGCCGCCCAGCCGCGCGCCACGGCGAAGAGGTGATCCATCTGGCAGTCCACCGTGAGGATGCGCATCGGAGCTGCTGCCTCCTCGGGCGCAAATGGTGCTTCGAGGATGCGCCCCTTCGCATCGAGGGCGGCCTCCTGTTCCCAGGATTCACCGAGGCGATAGCCGCTCGGCTCGATCTCCAGCCGGAAGTCGTCCACGAAATCCCGCCAGGGAAGGGCAAGGCGTTTCTGGTAGAAGATTTTGAGTGGCTCAAGGTCGCCCATGCGCGCGGCCTGCTTGGCGCGAAGATAGAGTTCGGCGAGCCTCCCCCAGCTCATCGCGCAGAGCGCGTTCCAGTGGAAGCCCACGTTTTCGGTCGAGGCGTTCAGGTTCTGGGCGACATAGCGGCCCGTGGAATTCAGCCGTCGCCGGGTCCGGTCGCTGTCCTCGAACTGATGGCCGCAGCCTTCACATCGGAGCGAGGCGGTAGCGCGGATCTGGGCGAAATCCCATTCGCCGGTCTCGTCGCGGGCGTCCTTGCTCCACTCCACGTTCTCCCACTTCCAGGGCTGCCGCAGTTCACACTCGGGACATTGAAAGGTCCACTCGCGTTGGTCGGTGGTCTCGAACTTGCGGTGGGTGTCGTCGTGTTCCTCGCCGCCCTGACTGAGAAACAAACATTTCCCCAGCCAACCGAAGGCGGTCACGCGCGCCTCAGCCTCGGCCATGTGGCCGGTCGGCCAACGCCATGTCTCGTCCCCGATCAACCAGCGGATCGAACGGCGCTGGAGGTTGGTCTTGTTGTGGGCACCGAGCACCCAGAGCGTCATGCCGTTGGAGAAGTGCTTGGTCGCCGTCTTCATCCGGTGGCGGTTGTTCGGGAAGAGCGCTTTCACCGCCGGGCAATCCTCGAAGAGCTGGCCGATGCGGCTCTCGGCCTGGTCGCGGGCATCGTCGTCGGTCTGGTCGAGCCAGAGCGTGGGACCGGGCAGGTTGGCGACGATGTAGCAGAGACCGAGTTCGCCGATGGTGGTCTTCGAGGACTGGATGGACGCGACCACTGAAATGACCCGGACGCGAGGATCGACGAGGGCTTCGAGCGGTTCCTTCAGCCACGGGGAGTTGTCGGCCCGGAATCGTCCCGGCACCGGCGAGTAGGGGATCGCGTGGACATGCTCCTCGGCCCACGCCCAGGGCGGGCGACGGTCGGGCGGCTTCCAGCACTCCCGCCAGATTTCATCGAGGAGTTCAAGCCACATCATCGCCGGCGTGGAGAAGGCCGAGGACCTCGTCGATGGCCTTGCGGCACTCGTCCTGAATGCCGGTGGCATCGAGACCGGAGAGGATCGGCGGAAGCTCGTTTTCAAACTTGTTGCGCAACAGGCTCACGGCCCTTCCCACCCGCGTCGTCCACTCCTGCCTCACCACATCGAGGGGCACGTAGAGTTGCCTCTTCACCGCGAGGCGCAGTTCACGCTCTTCCACCTCGGCGAGGAGCTTGCGCGCCTTGAGACTCGCCTCCTCGTCGGTGGCCGGGACTTCCGATCCCTTGAGGTTGTGTTGCCGCATGAATTCCCGCCATGCCGCGACCTCGTGCAGGCCGTTGGCGGCGGCCTTCGGCGCGTCCTTGCGCCGTCGCCAGTGCCCGAGCGCCTGACGGCTCACCCCGAGGATTTCCGCGAGCTCCACGTAGTTGCGGGCATGGGTGGGACCGGAGTGTCCTGCCGACATGCCGGCGAGGTTCTGGAGCATGGAATGCTCGGAGCGCGTCAGCTTCTTGCCCTCGTGGACGCGCTTGACCAGGTTGGCGAGATCCTTGTGGAGGAGTTTGCGGGCGACGTCGGGCGGAAGAACGGATTCCATCTTGCCCGAGGTGGCGGAGTCAACGTCATCGCTCGCGTTGACACCCGCCTCGC